AACTTCTTCCCAGTGATGAAGACTTTTTTCTTTGCCATAACTATTCTCCTTTGATAAATTCGCAAATTGATTTTTTTGGCATCTTGCGGTCTCGAACTTCGGTTTTGGTTTCCAAACCGATGTAGCTGAGCAGCCAAGTGCTGCCGTTGTTACGCGTTGATGCTTTGATGCCCGTTACCTGATATTGCTCGTGAAACGCCCAAGTAAAGATGTCCCCTACCTGGAGCTGGTCTATCCGCTTTGTTTGCACGCAGTGAAGAGTAACCAGAATACTTGCGGCTTGCAACCCACAAGGTTTGTGACTTTTGTCATCCGCCACCGTCACTTTTTGTTGTCGATGAAGCAGCTGGGCTGGATTGCAGTCCCGATTGGGTTTCTGGTGGTTTCCTAGATGGCGACGGGCGAGAGAGAAGGTCGGGACTTACGAGCGCTGATGCAGCTTGACGTTCCGGCCATTGATGTTTTCGTCCCAGTAAGAACGGACCAATTCCATTTCGACAGTGCTTGAAGTGTGCTTTTCTTTATTGCTGCAAGCAGCTTGCATAGCCGGCACGCCAACGACAAGCTCATTGCCACAATTAGGACAACGCCAGAGTTCCGTTCGGGACTGCGGTTTAGTTTTCTTGTGTGTCATAGTCATTTCATTCTGCATCATTTTTACTCCATCCCGGCGAAAGCAATACTAATAGGTCGAATGGTCATCTAACTGCACATCCTTTAGTCCCGACTCTAATCACAATCCCCGCTCAATTGCAACCTCGCACTTGCTACACTTCGCAGCCCAGATTGCGCCAGACTTCGTCTTGGCTTCACCTGGGTTCCTCGTTGCGCACGGCTCGTTCTTATCTCGCTTTGTCAACATTCACGCTCCGCCTGCACCACCGCTGCAAAACGCTTGCGCGCTTCGCTACAAGCAGTTTTTCCGCTTCGGTGCTGGCTACGCGATGAAGTGTCTCAATACTCGGAACTATTGATTACCTGTAAGTACTATCTAGTCCCGACCATCATCACAGTTATCGTGCTCTGTGTTGGCAACCGCAAGGCTTCGCAGACTCGTTTCGTATGCACTCGAATTCGCAGCCGACAAGCGGCGCTCATTCAGTGCACCGATGCGCTATCACGCGTCGGCAAGTACTCCACTCGCCTTCTACGCCGTGCTCTGCCACCATGTCGCACTACCAGAAAATCCATTCATGACTTCACCAGCCGACCGCTCCGCTTCCCGGCACTCGTGCCTCGGCCTGGGAAAGCTCCGCTAACGGCTGTTCAGTCAATGAAATGGCTTTTACTTACCTCAATTGGTAATTAGTCCCGACCCTAATGACATTGACTTAGTGATTTGTTTGGTTACCGCATTCTCCGAAAAGTACCGCTCGGGCTCCACTCGGGTCACTTGAAGGAACTTCCGCGTTCCCCGAAGTTACGCCCGCGCTCCACTTTCCTAGAGAAATGCTCGAAGTTGTGTTTATTAGTCCCGAACCGTGTCTAATCACAATCCCCGCTCGTTCTTCTTCCTGCAAACAGCCCGCTTCGTTCGCAATCCTGCCTCTCCGCCATAGCGTCGGTGACTTCAATCGCTTCAGTTTGTTTCCCGGATTGGCGAATTCTGCGAATCGCCAAAATCCATATCGAGCCAACTCGATATTGATTCAAGCCCGTACAACAAACATCGCTCATTCGTCCACCTCAGCCATGGCTCCGATTCAGGAACTGCTCGCTCGCCGGCTTCCTTGCAGAAAGAAAGAAATATCGCTAGTCACTAGTCCCGTATTAGGTAAGAAGACAACTTCGGTAGACGCACTTTCTGATGCTCAGAAGGACGTGCGCTTCGCCCGCACACGCACGGGCATGCTGCCCACGCACGTGCGAGTCTTCGCTTACACCCTTCATCGCTCCAGAAAAGATGCTCTGGTTGTGCTTACTAGTCCCGAGGCGTGCCGGATGACAGCCCCCGCTTCATTGCAACCTCACCTTTGCCTACGCCCGCAGCCCAGACTTTGCTCGCCTTCGTCTTCGCTGCGTCTGGGTTCCGCGCTCCGGCTTTGCCTCGGTCTTATTACGCTTGACGTTATTCACCGCTCAGCACCCCCCGTTCGAAAACGATTTCGCCCATAAATGTGCTCATCAGTTTTCTCACTACGGGTGCTTCCTCGGATGAAATAACTTTCCGGTATCAATAATTCTTAGTTATTAGTCCCGAGTCGTGTCGAATAAAAGTAACCGCTTGTGTTCCGAGTACGCCACATTCAACGCTTCGTTCGCAATTCTGTCTCTCCACCATCACTGCGGACACTTCAGTCGTTTCAGTTTGCTTGTCGGATTGGTGAGTTCTGCGAACCACCAAGCTCATATCGAGAGGGCTCGATATTTCGCCAAGCCCGACCACAAACATCACTCCTTCGTGTACCTGGTGATGCTTCCAATCCAGAAAATGCTTCACTGCGCTTTTGAATGTTTGTACTCAGAAATCACATCGCTAGTTGCTAGTCCCGTGGATAGTAACTGGACAACTACCGTTACTCTCCTTCGCTAAGGTGATGCTCCACATAGTTCTTGATTCGGAAGAACCGAATCCCGAACTAATGTTACGCAGCACCCCCGCTCCAGTCGAGACAACTAACTTTCATTGATAAAAGATAAAACTTACTAGTCCCGATTATTTGCCATGTTCGTTCTTCTGTTCTCCAGAAATCGCTCGCCACGGCAAGCCCTTGACTTCTGGCTCGTCGCCCGACAATTAATCATTGCTTGCGAATCACTAAAGACCTTAGCGCTTCCCGGTATAAAGTCTCTAGTCCCGATTATCCAACATGTGATTGATTAGTCATCGCTAATGCCTTTAGCAATCGCCGCAACAATTAATTGTCGAGCCACTTCGCTTCGTCAAGAGGCTTGACCGTTGCTCACTTATTCTGGTTCCCAGAAAGAAACGAACGCCTGAATTTGTTATTTAGCCCCGTAGCAAGTTGAATAAAACTTACCAGATTTGCAGCACAAACGCTCTACGCTTTGACTGAGCCACTCGCCCACTTCCGCTACCCGAGAAATCTCCCTCAGCAACGCTCGTATCATTTTGTATACACAAAATTCACTCACTAGCTTCAGTCGATTTACCCGGTCCGCTACAGCGATGCTCGCACTCAAGTCACGCTACGCCCGCCGTGCTGCAAAATCTTCGCTATCAAGTCCCGTACTAACCCCCCTAACAACTTTGGCACCAGCGATTTATATGACGGCGGACAACCTCAAAATCATTACATGATTTTGTGTCCGCACCATGGGGGGTCATAAAAATACGCCTAGCATCTCGGCGCGACAACCTGACATCTCAAGGTATCAAGTCCCGAGGATATTTGAATAGAGTTCCAACTTATCCACATAAGCAAATCTTTGCCGAGTTGAACGCTCGTGTGTTCTCACCGCTGCTCGGCTCGAACAACCCTACGCTTTTCAACCCGGCAACCGTTGATTCATGTCTACGCATGCGCTTCGCCAGAATCACCTAGATTCTCTTATCTGTCTAAGTTGATTTTGCGTGATTGTTTTTCAACCATCAAACCATTATCTAGTCCCGAGACTTGAATAGATATTTATCTATGAATTCGGTATCCCGGATATTCGCCTCATGGACCGCTTCTCGTGTATTTTTCTGCACAATAAGTGCGCTCAAAAGGTCGCTTCGCTTATGCTAGCGCCGAATTGCTGTCGCACTTCGTTGCTTCGCATTACCCTACGCATACCTTCCTCGCTTCTTTTTGTTCCAAAAAATAACACTTCGTCGCTAACCATTTCGTCGAACAGTCCTGTTACACATAAGTCCCGATTTCATTTACTACTCACTCACCGCATACATTTTCTTATCGACCTACGCTCGCTTTGCGTGACTTCGTGCCTTGTCACAGCACGCTCGCTCCGAGTCGAACGAAAATGCAATGCTTGCTCGTTTGTAAAGATAAGTCCCGTGTAGGCAAACATGAGACTTTTCCTCGCCTCCTCGCTTGCTCGGTAGACGCCAGGCTCCCTACGCGAGCTACGGGATGCCTCGGCGGCTACGTCGCTTCGTTCGGAATGCTCACTGTTTTTGGTTATTAGTCCCGTGCAGACTTATCTAACAGCTTTGGCACCAGCAAATTTAACATGGGGCGGAAGACCTCGAAATCATTACATGATTCCGTGTCCGCCACCAGGGGCCATGAAAATTACGCTTCCTCATCAGGTGTCGGCAGCCCGACAACCTAGGTACTTAGTCCCGAGACTTTGGTAGATGTTTATCTTTGATTGCGACATCCCGGACATTTGCTTCGCCACAACGCACCTCGTGTATTTCTTTACACAATACCTCGCTAAAAGAAGGTCACTTCGCTTATGCTAGCGCCGAAGCGCTGTCGCACTCCGTCGCTTCACATTTCCCTACGCATACCTTCTTCGCTCCGTATCGTTCCAAGAAATAACACTTCGTCGCTATTGCGACTCTTCAAATAGTCCTAGTACACATAAGTCCCGAGTCGTATCAAATAAAAGCTACCGCATGCGTTTTCTTTTTCGTTGTTCTTTCGCTTTGCGTAACTTCGTACCTCGTTACCAGCACGCTCATTCACATCGAACAGAAAGACGCAATGCTTGTTGGCTTATAGAAGTTAGTCCCGTGTTGATTTATCTAACAACTCCTGGCAGTGCCGTTTTTCATGGTTTATTAAATTTTACTCCCTCTCTTTTTTTCTTTTTACCGCTCCAAAAAGCGTCGCTTTTGCTCGTACCTCACTCAAAAAAGACAAAAAAGAGCCTCTTCCGTAAACTTTAAAAACCACCAGTCGATTCTCTCCCTTTCAAAACAGGCACACGCCTAACCCTGTGGTTATTAGTCCCGTAATGGTTTTGTTGAAAAGTCCCCGGATGAATCGCTCTCTCGTAGTTCCTCGAAATACTCCCTCTCTTTTTCCTTTTCCCGCTATCGCTTGGGGGGCTTGCAGCCACCCAGAAAACGAGAAAAGAGTCTCTTCCGTTTTTCTCGAAATTACCAGTCGCTGCGCTCCTTCTCGTTCACGCTTCAATCCTTTTATATGTAAGTCCCGAGTCGTATTGAATAAAAACTATCTATGAATCGAATAAAAGTTATCGCATACTCGCTTACCTGGAGATGCCTCGACGGTGTCCGCAAAAGAGCTACCACCAGTCTTCAGCAGCTCCGGACGCTTCATAAAGCTTGTTTGTTGAACATGGACTGTAAAACATACTTCATAGTCCCGAGTAGGCTCACAGCACAACTTTTGCTCGTACTTCTTTCCTCGCTCAGCGAACGCTCGAAATTCCAGACTGCTCGTTATCCCGCTCTTAAATCCTTTAAGTACACTGCGCTTCACTGCTCGCATCAAACGACTCACCGCTTGAATAGTCCCTAGTCCCGAAGTTTTACTATTTACATTCAAGCTTCTCGTCCTTCAACGCTCGCATCTTCGCTTGTTCCCATAAAGTCTTTAATCGCAAAATAACTCCGCTTCTGGAACCTTCTCGCTCTCGCACCGCTCGAAAAGAAAGTAACTTCGCTGTCTGTTCCCGGTAGGTATTTAGTCCCGAGGAAAGCCTAATCACAGTTCCCACTCGTGTTTCTTTTCATCGCTTAGCCTCCGCTCAGATTCCAGGCTACGCTCTGGAAACCTTCGCTAAGGCTCCGCTCCTAAAAGCAACAACTCGCTTTGTATGTTTATGAACTAACTAGTCCCGTGTTGGGTCTCATCACAACAATCGCATTGCATGCAGTCCGCGAGATGCTTCGTCGTTATGTCTTATGACGCTTCGCTTGCACGCTGAGCCGTGCACAACGACATAAACAACTACGCAGCACGCGACCTTGCACGCAAATGCTAAGTCTGTTTATTAGTCCCGAATATATTTGAATAAAAATCTACGGCAAAATTGCTTGCTCGCATTCCAAAGTAATACTCCCTCCATTTATCCATTTAACGCTGCTCGCTCTTCAGGCTTACGGCCTTCGGCCTACAGCCATTCGTAAATGGAGTAAATGGGGCCTTCCGTATTTCCTTGGAATACCAGTCGCTTCGCTCCTTCTGCGCTTCAATTTATTCCTGTCACTTACTAGTCCCGTGTTATTTTTGTGGACTAAAGGAGCAAATCATCTTTCCGTCTTTGATTTCAATGACCTCGCACCCGAGGTCTTCAAGAAGCATTGATGCAACATCTTTGTAATCTTCAAGTTGCTGCGCAAGCTCTTTGTCCGATATGCTCTCATCAAAAGCAATGTCAAACAACGAGTTAGCAATCGCATTGGTTAACGAAAGCCTTATTTCAAAAGGGTTAGTGGCCATTGACAGAGCCTACCACGAGTGATATGCTGCTTTCGGCGATACATAAACCAAACACAAGGAGAATACGAACATGTCATCAGCGCCAGTAACAATAACCGGAAACCTCACGGCGGACCCAGAAATGCGTTATTTTGACTCAGGAGCAGGGAAGCTTTCATTCTCTGTTGCGGTCAACAACTTCTGGACCGACGCAAAAGGCGAGAAGCAAGAAAAGACTTCCTACTTCAATGTCATTGCATGGCGAAACCTTGCAGAAGATGCAGCCCGAGTGCTTGAAAAAGGAATTCGCGTAACAGTCACGGGTCGTCTTGAGCAAGAAACATGGGACGACAAAGAGTCAGGAAAGAAGCGTTCAGCAGTGAACATCCTTGCTGACGAAATCGGCGTATCTGTACGCAACATTGAAACATTGCAGCGCAAAGCAAAGGTAGAGAATGCTTCAGGCAACCCTGTCAATGCTCGTCCTGCACAGAAAACACCAGCACGAGCAGGCGCTCGTCCAGCAACCAGCCGAAACGATGTTGGCTCATTTGAGGAAGAACCTTTCTGAGCCTTACCTTCGGCAGTCTATTTGCCGGCGTCGGCGGCTTCGACCTTGGATTCGAAGCTGCCGGATGGCAGTGCAAATGGCAAGCTGAGTGGGACCCTGCATGTCAGCGAATACTCAGCAAGCACTGGCCCGACATCCCCAAGTACTTAGATGTCAGGGATGTAAAGGGCAACGAGATAGAACCAGTTGACTGCATTAACTTTGGAAGTCCGTGTCAGGACCTCTCCGTGGCCGGCAAACGCGCAGGCCTTGATGGTGCACGCTCTGGTTTGTTCCATGAAGCAATGAGAATAATCAAGGAGATGCGTGATGCAACAAATGGACAATACCCACGACTCGCAATCTGGGAAAACGTTCCCGGAGCACTTACTTCCAACAAGGGTGCTGACTTTGGGGTCGTCCTCGATGAAATGGCCAAATCAGGGTGCGTGGCGCTTGACTGGGCAATCCTTGATGCTCAGTACTACGGAGTCGCCCAGCGACGGCGCCGCATCTTCGTGTGTGCTACATACGATATTGGTGCCGCAGAGCGAAGTCCCATCCCGCTATTACCTGTCCAAGAGGGCGTGCGAAGGCATTCTCAGAAGGGCCGACAGGAGAAACAAAAAGCTTCCGGAAAAGCTTCGTCAAGCATTGGAAGCAGTAGCGAACAGGGAGTCCTAGCATACGAGAATAGCGGTTTTGCTAAATGGCAAGAAACAGACACCGCTCTAACATTGCGTGCCCGTGATGCAAAAGGCCCAGGCACCATACTAACTGACAGTATTGAAACCACAACAGATTCATATCAAGATGTCATAGGGACACTGCAAGCTAGAGACTGGAGGGGTGTTGGCACTCAGTATGTTGCCGAAGATAAATTAATTGTTGAAGACAATCAAGTTTTTTCTTTTGATACACAGTTCGGTTCAAATGCAAATGTTTTTACAGACCACTCACCAACACTTAAAGCTACGCAACAGTCACCAAGTGTCGCCTATGAAGATGAAAACTCACCAATAGTCTTTCACCCACACAGACAAGATGGCGTACGACTACAGGGTGACACCATCAACACATTGACTGCATTCATGGGAACGGGTGGACTAAACACACCAATGGTTGCTCAAATGGAAGAGCTCAATGATGGGGTTGCAATGACACTTCGTAGTGGTGGTGACGGCGGCGTACCATCGAGCCGAGGTGAAAATCTAGTGATTGACGCAATTGCTTACGATGAATACAATGACAAGCTTGTTGATGGTGGCATTCATCATGCAATTAGGGCGGGGACAAAACAGTCAACCGGAGTGTTGCAGAACATGGTAGTTAGGCGTTTATTACCAAAAGAGTGTGAAATTTTGATGGGCTGGCCCGTGGACCACACTAGGTGGCGTGCGGATGGCAAAGAACAACCCGATACAGCTAGGTACAAGCAGACCGGGAATGGAGTGGCTGCACCCGTAGCCGAATGGCTTGGAAAAATCTTCAAAGGATTATTAAATGACTGAGCAAATGTATAAAGAAACACCAAAAACATGGAATGCCGCCGCCGCAATTGCGTTGAGTAAGATACTCCCGCCAGAAGAAGAACAAGACCTGGCCTGGGACAGCATCTTGAAGATTATTGCATCTTTTGAAGATGCGAGTATGCCCATTATCAAGATGCTCCGAGTTTCACACGACGTGTTTATAGATGACATGTTTCATCACGAAGCAAAAGATGCCTCACAGGCATGGAGGGGGATTGGAAGGCTTGCCAGCATGCTCTCACGCTCTCTTGGTTTTAATTTGACATCACCTGAAGTGCACGAAACTTTGTGCAGAAAACAACATGATTATGGCCACGAGAACATTCAGCGATTTGGTAGAGCTGGATTGATGGTTAGGGTTCACGACAAGATTGCGAGACTTGAAAATCTTGTTGGCAATAATACAAACCCCAACAACGAATCAATCAAGGACAATGTGATGGATGTAATTGGTTACTCAGCAATTGGAATCATGTGGGAATCGGGAACATTCTTACTTAGCCTGGAGTAGTAGTGAGCGAGCAAGAAATTAAAGTTGTTCACTACAGCAACGGATGGCACGGTCTTAGTTTCTACCTCACCTCTTGCGGTCTTGATGATGGCTCATATTATGTTACAGCAAACAAATCTTTTGTTACCTGCAAAGAGTGCTTAAAGGTTATTAACGATTAAGCCCTTGTTTTAGGTAGTCAAGTACAAGCCTGCTTGAAGAATCATCAGAAGAAATGTCTGAACCATCAACGGCAGCATTTACTATTGAGCGCTTTGATTGAATTAGGTCGTAGATTTGTTCATCAACAGTGCCCGTAGCTATTGCGTAGGTAACCATTACTGAACCTTTTTGTCCAAGCCTGTGACATCGACTGTAGAGCTGGTCAACATCAGCTGGCGTCCATGGGAGCTCCACGAACAGAACTTTCTGAGCTGCCGTAAGTGTGTGTCCGGTTTTTGCAGCTTGCATAGATAGAACTATTACAGGAGCTTCTTCCGTAGACAAGTTTTGAAAGTCTTTCTTTGCTTTTTCAACTTCGTGTACATCCATGCCACCCTGAATTTTTAATCCACCAAACTCATTTGCTAAGGCATCAACAACATCTCTATGGTGTGCGGCAATTACAACTTTTTCGCCGGCTTCAATCTGGTTTTTAACCCACTCCTTAATTGATTCCATCTTGCCCTTAGCAGCCAGCCGGCGTAGCACGGACAGCTTTACAAGGTGGACATTTGATTCAGCTTTTATGCGTGCAACAACTGCAGCCGAATGTGGAGATTTGCCAATTTCTAGAGCAATTTCTTTTGCGCGCTGCACAAGGTACTCGACTATGTCGTCTTCTGCTTTTTTGTACTCTAGTTTGTGTTTTTCTGAAAGGCTCACCATATGTCTATCGTGTATGACATCTGGAAGTTCCGGAAGAACCTGTTCTTTTGTCCTACGTATATAACAAAGAGAACGAAGTATCTCGTTCAGCTCCTGAAGGTTTGTCGCCCCAGATGTGTTCCAGTGGCCCCACTTGTCCTTGAATGCTCCGCAGTAGCGCCTATAGAAGCCCCATGTGCCACCAAGCTCATTGAGACGGCCGATTATCTCCAGTTGGCTTGCATACTCAGCAGGCCTATTAGTGACAGGCGTGCCAGTAAGACACAAAACAACTCCAGACTTAATGGTTTTTGAAATCTTTATAGCTGCTTTGGTGCGCTGGGCAGTTGGAGTTTTTAGGTAGTGAGATTCATCGCATATCAATGACTTGTATCCCTTGAGGCTTTTGACCCAGTGATGAATGTTTGCATAGCCAATTACGATTATGTCGTGTTCTTCTTCAGGAAAATCAGAACGGTCTGTTACGACAGTAGCGGTCCTGGATGGTGTCCACTTTTCGACTTCTGACTTCCAGTTAAGGACAAGGTTTGATGGACACATAACTATTGCTGGATAAACATCTTCTCCAAGAGACGCACAGTACTCGAGTGTTGCTAGGGCTTGAAGAGTCTTACCCAGACCCATGTCATCAGCAATGAAGCACCTTCTAGTCTGATGTGCATACGACACTCCAGCCATTTGGTATGGAAGAAGAGAACCAGAAATGTTCGGTATTTCTATTTCTGCACTGTAAGCGCGTGATGCATCTGCTCGTTTTCTGCTAACTTCAGCAAACTCTTCTGCGTCAAGATGAAGTTCTGCTGATACATCCATCTTGAACATTGTCGCCCATTGAATTGCTTCACGAACTGCCGTTCTGGGGACTTTCCAGGCTTTTGATTTTGAATCCCATGTAACACCGGGAAGCTGCTTAACCGAACGAACTTTTACCTGGTCGTAGTTAAAGCCAAGATAAATCCAGCTATCGTCGCTCCACATACCAAATGACTTGTTTAGTCGTTTTGGCTCATCAAATAGCATTATGGATGTATCTACTTCAAAGTCATGAAGTATCGCAAAATCCCGAACCTGCGAAAGGCTCGTAGCGGGAGCACGCCAAACATGGGCAAGCTTGTCCCACTTAGCCCCAGGTATCTTTTTAATCGCTGCGACCTCATCTGGGTCGTATGGAAAGTCGATTATTAGATGGTCGTCATTTAGCCAGAGTCTTTTTTCGTTCATTGCCTGCGACGCAAGATAACCTTTCGTTCGTCTTCAGTCTTTCCTCCGTAGATTCCAAACTCAATTGAATTATCAAGAGCATACTTGAGACACTCACCACGAACAAGACAAATTCCACAATAGGCAAGAGCCTGTAATCGCACCTTTCGGCTGCTAGGGAAAAAGGTAAGTGTGCTGGCATCAATACACGCCCGTGATGAGCGCCAGTTATCGCCTGAGTAAATCATAAAGCTCCTTTAATATGGGTGTTCAGTCAATATAGCCACCCACCTAGCCAGTTGCAACCCGCAAGGCATATTTGTGGGTGGACAAATAGGGAATACAATGGACATATGAGAGAAATAACCCAAGACGAATTTGATTCAGTTCTAGCGGAGAGCGGAACCCCCATGGTCCTTGACATATGGGCCACATGGTGCGGGCCGTGCCAATACATGACCCCACTCCTAGAGGAGCTCAGTACCGCATACGAAGGAATAATACGATTTGTTAAATCTGATGTTGATAAGAACAGAGCGTTGGCACAACGGTTCAATGTTATGAGTATTCCAACACTTCTGATATTTGCTGACGGAGAAGTCGTCTCAACGATAGTCGGAGCTGCTGGACCGGACTTTATTGTTACGGAACTCGAGAAAGTTTTATCAGCTGAATCATACGAAGATGAGTGATGCAATATCCCTTTACCCAGTAGTGATAAGGGAATCACGTTATTCGGGCGTTTACGAAGGTGGCAAGTGGTTTGCAATTGCAGATTATTCAGAGGAATCTGAAGGTTTATCTAATTACATATCAGGCGATGACTGTGATGCATTAGATTTTTGGGATTCAGAAGAAGCAAAGATGATTGGTGTTGGTGATTCGCCCAACGACGCATTGTCTGACCTTTATTCAAAACACGGAATTATCAATGATGAAAAAGTAAAACTCAAGGAAGCCAACACCGCATTTGATTATTCACCCAAAGACAATGAGACTCATGCAGAGTTCAGTGTTAGATGGAGGGAATATTTAAGCAGCGATTTAGAGAACGGAGTTTACAGATTGAAAGGTGGAGGGTTTTCTGATGATTGAAGCATTTCATAAATATCGTCAATCACTCCAGAAACACTTTTCTTTGCTTCAGCTTTATTCTCTTCTTCTTCAATTTGTTCAATCTCTCCGAGTATTGAGTTAGCCTGCTGAAAAGCAAGAATTAACTGGGATACTTCGTTTTCGCTCAAATTCCGGCCGTTCAGATGAGTGCGCAAGCCACCTTCTTCATCCAATGATGCAGCTAGGCGTTTACCCGTATTAATCATTCCTAGAAGCGCTTCGGTCATGAGTTCTGCCTGCAGCTTAGACAAGTTGAATTCAAATGAAAATATCATCGCTTACCTGGGTATCCATCGCATGATGGTCCTGGTGTGAATCCCCACTTTTTGCTTTCATTTTCTGAAATTTCATCAATAAGTTCCAATGTTTGGTCCAAGAGAGTTGATGTTTCTGAATCAAATGTGAACCCGTGGTCTCGGATAACGGCAACACGTCGCAAGACATGTGCTGATTGAGCAAGAACCGACTCCATGTACGCTTCGTTATTCTCCATTTGATTTGATGCTTTCCGAAACTTCAACCGCAATGATAAAAGCTTGAATTTGTGAGGTCAGTTTTTGATTTGAGTAAGACTCAGCATTATCGCCAAACATTGAACCAATAAATTCGCTTTTGCTGAAAGTAAAAACAGGGGTTCCCTCGTCGGAATACTTATAGGTTGTGAGATTGGTGGCGAAGTTCCCGTAGCTGTCAAAAATGATTGTTGTCAAGCCTTCAGTCAGCGAGCTCTCAAGCGGATTCTCGTTAAAAATCTGTTGCAGGTTCTTTCCTGGGTACCTGCTCTTAATGTCATTCATTTGCTCAACGGTGTCGTGTTCGCTTTTGCTCCCACAATGGGCTACGACATCAGAAATGATTCCTCCCCATATTGGGGCAACGGAAACATCCTTGTATACGCCAATGAGCCAGTTGAAAATGTGGTCTGCGGGTGCCCCGTCGTCCGGGTTAATCTCAACAACTCCAACTTCCTCTTCGAGGGGGTTGTCTTTTCCCGGAACTGCATAAAAGAGCACAGATGGGGTGTCTACTGGGCCTTTCTCAATCTTGCTACCCATGAGCTTTGTCATCATCATCATTTGGATAGCCTGGTCGGAAAAGCTAGTGAGGAATTCTTGGGTTTTTGGGGAGTAAGTTGTTGTCATGACAAAAGAATACAGCCACTTTTTAATAATTGCAAGTATTTTGACTAAAGTAATGCTGTGGGATAATTGGGTGGAGGAAAAATGGCTCACGAACTAGATAAAACCAAAAATGGCAGGATTCGTATGGCCTACAACGACCGACAGGTGCCTTGGCACCGGCTTGGAACGCCCATGAAGGGCCTACAGACCATGGAGGCAATGCTTGAGGCCGCCAGTGCGAACTATGACGTTATTCTCACCAAGGTAGCTGCCGTAGATGATTCCGGAGAGCTAATCCGAAACTCGGATGGTTCACCAGTGGTCATCAATGACAGTAGGGCGACCCTAAAACAGAATTTTGATGGCTCCTTTGACCCGTTGGCGACAGTTGGAACAAGGTACGAAGTAAGACAGAACAGCGAAGTTCTTGAAAGAGCCCTTGCTGTAGTGGGTGCTTCAAAGGGTGACGCAGTTATTGATACATGCGGCTGTCTTAAGGGCGGTTCAAGATTTTTTGCAACAATAGACCTCGGTCCACTTGTGATTGATGCGCTTGGTGTTAACGATAAGCTTGCTAGATACCTAGTCATCTCAGCAGGCCACGATGGTGTGTGGCCAATAAGATATTCAAATACCGAAATACGAGCGGTGTGCAACAACACTGTTGTTCTAGGTGAGAAAACAGCAAGAAGAGTTTTTACAGCCAGACATACTCGAAACATGGATTCGATAATTGACGATGCTCAAGAAGTTTTAGAAATTTCCACTAAATGGGGAGATGAATTCACCCGTAGTGCCGAGCAGCTTCTTTCTATAAAGACACCCGTGTCATCTATCTCGGATGCAGTGTTAAAAATAATTGCACCTCGAACAAAATCAGAAACAAAGAGACAAAGAGAACACCGGAACTCTATAGAAGATGCAATTAACTCTATTTATAAAAACGAGA